TGTACTCCTTTTGAATCTCATCCAAAACGTTTTCATCAAATGCATATTCGACGGAAAGTCTATTATATACGGAAACAGACATATATAATAGAATCATATAAAGTTTTCCTTATATAATCCTTTTTTGATGTAAAAATCTTTATCCTCACTTTTCGTCGCTTTGGTTTGTTTCTGTTCCCGCGCTCGTTTTAGCAAATGGATTGCATCATCGACCTCTTTTTGTGTGATTTGAGGGTTCTCTTTGTCCTTCACTTTTTCCATATAGGAATGCGGAATAATACAAAATTTGCTGTTATCGTTGAATAAATAATCGGCAAAAATGATAAAGACACATGTTAATATCAAGGCCGTGACAATATCACGGGTACCCATCCATAAAATCGCAAAGACTAAGATTTGGCGGCCCAAGGTATACTTGATATATTCTTCTTGCGATGAACTCAGTTGGAGCGTTATGTATTTGGAACCAATATTGACCGTCAACATCACCAATCCCGTAAAAAACTTGCTGCTATTCAAGCGATATAGATGTTCCACAAAATAATCAAATGCGGTTTTCTCTCTTTTTTTGGGCAAGGCCTTTCTTTTCATTTATATATGTAAAATAATTAAAATATTAAAATATTTTTATCCTTTTATTTTAAGAAGGCATGAGTCATTTAGCATTTTATGCAAGTCCTATTGATTTTACAAAAAATGATAAAGTAGAACAAAAACGCAAAGATGCGAAAAAAAGTAAATTGAATCTCGACATGTTGAAACAATTGGCGCAACCCAAAGAAGAAGAGATTCGATCGATTCACAACAATCAAGAGTCGACCTTGAAAGAAGAGAATGAAGAGATCTTGGCGAATTATTACAAAGGAGAAGTCGAAAAGGATTTGAAAACAAAGATTGAAGAAGAAAAACACAAACAAGCTCTATATCAAAACGAAAATGTAAGTAGTGATTATCTCATTAGCAACAATTTAAATCTCAATAAAGTGAATAGTCCTACCACAACACCAAATCAGGACGTGGTGTTGTCTAAATTGAATCAAATCATCGACATGTTTGAAGAGCAAAAAGAAATACGCACCAATCAGAAAAACGAAGAAGTAGTCCTGTATTGCTTCTTGGGTATTTTTGTGATCTATGTACTAGATTCATTTGTGTACATTGGTCAATACAAGCGTTAAAAAATTGATTTAATAGGTAAAAAATATAGTATACCTATAAAATGGTTAAGCACGGTTGGTTTTCACTCAAACAAGCAAAACTTATGAAAAATGCGATACATATAAATAAAAAATATGGTGGTCCATACAAAATTTATTTGAATCAAAAGGGAGAAGAAGTTATGGTGACAACGATTTCTGACACGAAAGATCATGGATGTGTATTTTCAGATATGACATATGTTGGGATAGTTACAAAATATTTACGCAGTGAACATTGATTTTATATCTTCTGAAATACGAGTATGCCTTCTTGTTTACTCAATGGAAGCAAGTCCACTTTCTTTAGACCAAACTCGGTTCCAACACTTTCAATATATTCTTTTTGATAAAAAAATAATGTATGTCTATTGTTTCTCTCTTTTTTCTTGTCTTTCAATGTTTCCAACAATGAAAAACTGTGATTATTCTGGTAGTCTCTGAACTCGTGCGTATACACCGTCTTTGTACGCACACTGCTGTTTTCTCCCACTTTAATGAAAGATGATTTCAGATCCGCCTTGTTGTGATAGCATTGAATAAATAAATATCCTTTTAGGATCAACCATCGAGAACAATTATAGAAAAATCCGGGGAGGTTTGAAAGATAATACAACTCATTATCAATCAACGAAATATGGGTAAACTCGTGTTCATCGAATATATACGGATTTGTCTCTATGGTTGGAATATACTTGTAATCATTCGAAGGATAATGATGTTTACATATGTTGACCAATGCACTTGAACGAGAAATAGAAGTGGTGTTCATATTGTTCTTTAGTATTTCATTGATATGCCCCCCATGTTTGATTCCAATACACAAATGATTGTTGTAAACACTATTGAGATACTGTAACAATACTTCACATAGAGACAAATAATATTCTTTTTGATAAAACAAATCATCATAAATAAATCCATAAAAGTCGTCATAGATTGCCTCGTAGGTATGCGCATTAATAAAGTATTTGTCTTCTTCCATCGTCGTAAACGATTCTTGGTAATAACGATTCTTATACCATAATAGAATATAAACCAAAATTAGTAACGTAAGAAGTATTTCCCATATGTTAGGCATCGTCTACTATAAATTGAGACTATATTTTTTCGCCACACATAAATACGATTAATAAACTAAATATTTTGCTCATACCATATATAATGAGTGAAATATACATTGACGATAAACGTCGAACGTTCAAAACAATGACCTTTTCAAACTATAAAAAAAGCGAGGTCATCAAGAATCTGATTCAATCAATATATTATGGGAAAATAGAAGAGTCGTTTTTCTGGACGTGTGAACTGTTGTGTACCAACCTTATTATTGATATTTGGAATGTATACTTTTTAATGATGAGCAAATATATTCATGTGTACAACCCAAAACTGCCTTTATACATACACAAAAAGTTCGAAGATTTCAAACAAATTGTAATACGATATGGAGATGATTTCCAATTGAGAAACGACAAAGAAATACGTTTTTTGTTTTGTAGCATTACGCTTATTCTATGTTATTCGCAAAAGTATACCATTTTAGATGATTTAAAATATAATTTTAATTTCAAAATCGAAAATTTGTACGAAAACCTAAAAGCTCCCCACGTGAACTACGTACAATTCATCTATTTGCCATCAGATCCAAAAGAATATATCATACCGTTTAACGAATTGATTTATCATTTGAAAGAAACCAAAAACAAAACGGATATTCACTTTTGGATCAATTGGATCATTCAATACGACATCCTTTGTAGGAAAAAGAAGAATTATATCATGTGTCAACAACGAGATATATTCATGGATAAAAATGAAAAAGTATCCAAAAATATAATTTGGATTGTTTGGGACATTTTGTTGAAATTATCCAAACAATGCTCCAACGAGCAACTTCAAAAAGTAATTCACATTTTATTTGAATTGTTTACCATACGATATATGGTATCGTATAATAAGAAGCGCATACACCAAATATACCACGTGATTGAGTTATTATTATTACAACAACAAGTAGACTTTTCGATTGAACTATTAAAAGAACGTCACTTATTATCTTCTTTAGATCAAAACATAAATGTTATATTTGAGCAAATCAAAAAACATGAAGTATCAAACGAGGAAACACCTAAATCCAAGAAAGAACAAAAAATGGATATGTATCAAAATATTTATAATAATTTGTAAATATAGTATATATGAAAAGTACAATCAAAGAAACCGTAAGTGAAGTCTATAAGAATTCGAATAATAACAATGTATCATTTAACAAAAACATACGGAACTTTGATAAAAATCTCAATAGTATTCCAAATATAAAGAATAATGTTAATTCCAATAAGAACAAGAACAACAACCATTCTAAGATGGAATTGGAATTGAAACCACCGACTATACCTACATCTGGACCATCGATCTGGTTATTTGTCATATTATTTATACTGATTGCTATTATCTCGTGTATTGTCTATTTCAGAGACAGTATTTTAGAGTGGATTCAAGGCCTCTTGGATGCAAACACTTCAACGTCAAATAATGAAGATATGGAACAAAAACTAAAAGAAATGGAAGAAAAACTTCAAGAGAATACTGAAAAACATAAGAAAGAATTGGATGAATTGAAAGATACCAAAAAAAAGGAAACACCCCCTTCAAAAGAAGAAGAGAAAAAAGACTCGACCATTGGAGTGAAGCAACAATATAGCAACTCTCAAATGGTCCAAGAAGATGGATATTGTTTTATTGGATCCGATGACAACATGCGCCATTGTGTAGACGCCTACCAAGGCGAAGTATGTCAATCTGGTGATATATATCGTCGTATGGATGATTGTTTGATTCCAAAATACTCCCAAGATCACTGTGGTCCTTAAAGTTTATCAAAATAGGGAACATGAGGATCGAAGATTAAAGTGCTTTTGTCTCCAAAGACCCCCGAATTGCTTGCGGGTTTTTCAATTTGTCTCATGGTTTCACATTGTTGGGATTCTTTTAACGCTTTAATACGTGCATTGGTCATGGACCGATATTTAGATTTCCCGGATTTTGCAAAATAGGCGTAGTTGGAGTTCGTGGATTGTCTTTCCTTATTATAGCTCATCACGACTTCTGCTTTGCGGCGCATTTTATATTCAAAATAACTTGGATCCTGATTTCCAGTATAAGGAATAAATTGACCAGTAGATCTACCCACAATATTAGGAGTAACAATGTCGTTCCCTGTTTCACGAGTCTTTAAATAGCGCAGACCCTGTAATGCGTCGCGAGGAGCCGTCGGGTCCGTTAACATATCCGTTTGTGTCGGATCCAATGCAGTATCCGACTCTATGTTATCACACGTCAAGCTGGCATCAAATACAATACTAGTAGTCATTTATACTAGTATTATATTTTATCTACTTTTATGGCAACCACTTTTTCCAATTGTTTTCCTAACACTTCTTTATTTGTATAGTCTTCTACACATTGATGAAACTCTGGCATACGATGCGTCATACAAAAGCAAGACTTACAACAATCACATTCAAACACAATCAAGTGCTTCTTTTTGCAAAAAGTGCATTTCTTCTTTTGAATCGGCATGGTTATGTATATAGAACGATGATTTGATTTTCACTTCAATTTTTAACTATGATTCTTCTTTCTTTTCTTTCCGCGCTTCTAATAGCTCGGTGAGACCATGATCCGTTTGAGTGGTCACAATATTGTCTCCTTCAAATAATTCTTTTTGAATGTCTTCCATGGTTGCATTCACTCCGAGATTCTTCTCTGTCGTATTCATATTTTCAATACTTACCAACTCGCCCTTGTCATTGATCGTTTGCGTTAATTTATTTCCATGTTCTTCCGCAGATTTCATATTTTCATCAATCGCATTTAGTTTTGATTCCTTTACACGCTGATCAAAGGCATGTTTTGCCTTTTCTTCATTCTTGTGTTTCTCGTGCATGAGTTCATTCAACTCTTTTTCTAAATACTCCACCTTGCCCGTTTTGTAGGCATCTGGGTGAAATGGAACCCATACACCAACGGGACCTACATATACATCATGATTCGGATCCGATTCGCGCAACATCTTACATCGCAGTTCCGCTTCTTGTTGGGTAGGAAATACACCGCGTACCTTTAATCCGCGCACAGAGGTTTGAAACTCGTTTTCTTTACCATATTGCTCATCCAAAGAAGCGTCATTTTTATCGACAAAATGCTTGTAATCTTCTTGGACGTTCAGGCGCATATCTTCCGTTTCACTTTCCGCAAATTGCTTCAAATCATCCGCAATTTCATCATTGTTTAGGTTGTACTTGAAAGAAACATAATTGGAATATTTAGTAAGTAGTTCCGCAACTTTATGAAAATGATATTGTTTTACAAACTCTTCAAATAAGAACTGTTCTTTTTTCTTGATTTCATTTTCAGGGGACACAAAAGACAAACAAGCAAACTTCTGTTCCGCAATCGGTTTATCTTCATCAAGTAAATCAATTAAGGTAGACATTTATATTTTATTTATTTCCAATGTTTTTATATTTTTTTCTTATTATATATTATAATTTTAATACCCACAATGAATCTCAATTTCCAAGAAGTGTTGAAACGCATTATCAAGTACCTTGTTGAAGGTCTTATGGTCGCCATTGCCTGTTACGCGATCCCCAAGGCATCTCTGAAATTAGATGAAATCGGTCTGATTGCTTTAACGGCTGCCGCCACCTTTTCCATTTTAGACACCTATGTGCCATCGATGGGCGAAACCGCCCGCACCGGCGCTGGATTTGGTATCGGCGCGAATCTGGTGCGATTCCCGGGTGGATTTTAAATACTTATAAATAAATATCATTGTTATGTATAATGATATTTACCCTTTTATTTGTTGGATTGCTTTATATTTGTCTCTTATATTTTAGTCCTCAACGATACAATGTATATATCCCTTCGTTTCGTATATATCCAAATAATGAAGAAGAAGCGAAGATTGTAGAACAAGAGACAAAAACAATCACCTATTTTGACATTGCCTTTTTTAAGAAAACAGACCCGTCTATTTCGTATGCTTTTCATGCCATCATGCCTCAGTATAGTATAGGAGAACTCGATCACACCATTACACAGATCAATCCAATCATATTGTTCTTAAAATATACAATCAATAGGGCGCGTCCGAAACAAGTCAATCCGTCGATTCAAACCTTAGATTCGACTACGGCACATACCCCATCTTATCCGGCGGGTCATGCATTACAAGCCTATTATTTAGCAAATGTATTAGGAAAAAAACATCCACATCGTAAAAATGAATTACTTGCCTTGGCTAAAAAGTGCGATGAAGTACGTATTAAGGCCGGATTACATTATCCAAGTGATGGGCAATTTTCAAAACAAATTGCGGATTTTATCAGTTGAC